ATTTTATCCTCCATATTTATTCTTTAAATAGTTTAGTGATACAGGTAACTCATCAAAGCTACCATTGTCTACTTCGTTTAACAACCAGATACCTTTCCAAGAACTGTTACCTTGATTGCCTAAATACCCTTCATCATGTTGTGTATACATACCAGCAAACAATCCTGTAAGTCTAGCGTTGTCTGCTCGTTTACCATAAGCTATATCCCTATCTTGTACATGACCCATCACACATGACATCATCTTCTTAGTGAGCATAGCCCTAGCACTGGTCACAGGTCTACCCATAACACCAGTAGTAAAGTAATGGCTAAAGGCTACACCTTCTATTATGACAGGCTGTAAGAAGTCAGCTACTTCCCAATCATCTAGGTTAAGGTCATGGTAGCCTATAGTATCTTCTAGCATAGCGTTATCTTCTATGGCTCTTTCAATCCTATGTTCATGGTTGCCAATAGTAAATACCATACGAGGCTTCCACTGCTTCTTCTTGTTTACCTTTAGTCTTTCACGCTCTGCTTTGATAGGTTGTAAGAACAAGTCCATAGCCAAGTTACCTGCATCTATGTCCTTCTTATATCTCCTACCTTCAAAAGATGCCTTACCTTTATCGTATGAACAGAGAGATTCCATATCCCACCAATCACCTATCATTACGATAACATCTGGTTTCTTAGATGCTATGTACCTACCTGCGTACAGCAAGTGGTCTAGTGGTACATCAGGCTTAACCTGTGTATCTGGTATCACGCATATCTTCATAATAACTCCTTATCTTCTTTCCACTCACAAGTAAATCCACAATCTTCTGGTAAATCACGAACAAAGTTTCCTCTGTTAGGGTCTAGTTCATCAAGGTATACTGCACCTTCTTTATCTTTGTTTACTGAATGTCCTATCTCTCTTTCTAGCTTTGCCATTTTGTTAAAGTGCTTTGGAAAATCTTTTCTTATAGCGTTCCAATAACCCATACCACCCTTAACACAACCTATACAATTATTATTTGAATAACCTAGTTCATACATACGAGGTAGCTTTAACCCTGTTGATGTAAACCAATCTAAACATTGTTTTTTAGTAATCTCATTATTTACTAATATAAAATCTGTATCTACTTCGTTATTAGAATCAATAAATCTATCAACCCTATTTTGTTCTTCAACAGTATAACCAAAAACTTGAACATCACCTTCCTTTTGATATTTTTTTCTTTGGTCTTTCTTTAAAATCATTGTACATGGTGCGCCTTGTGCGCCCTTAATAAACTTTCTTTTTCTAAACACATTATAAATTGAATAGTTCATTGACTTATCACCAATAACTTTAATTGGTATGCCAGTTGCAACTTGGTAATCTTTAACCAACTGCATATTATCTGAATGTTCTTCTTTAACACGACAGTAAACAGCTTCTAATCTACTACCATATTTTTTATGAGCAAGATAAGTAGCGTAAGAGCTTGCTGCTCCACAACTAAACCAGCTAATTACTCTATCATTTGGAAACAATTTTAATTGTTCCACTAACGCTCCTCGTCTATGTCATAAATATCATCTATATACAACATATCTCTCATAGCATCTTCCCTCGCAATAGCTTGCTCTACTGATAGTAAATCATCATCAAAATCAATTTCTTCATTATCACAAGATTGTTTTAATCTATCACTAAAAAAGTTTTCAGGTAAAATCCTTTGCACTTGTAAGTCATTAAATATATCTATCATCTCATAGACAGATAGGACTGCACCTAAAGCACTAAAGTTTCTACAGCCTTTACAAACTTTCATACCTTTAATTATTTTGTATTCAGGGTTACAAGTACCACAAGAAACACAAAAAAGTGTATCCATTATATCTTTCATTTTCTTGACTCCCTTAACCAAGACTTAGGTAATGCTGTACCAAAAGCAAAAGGAATATTATGGTCGTTACACCAATCAGAATATCTTTTTCTTTTCTTTTTAGTACACCACTGGTCACGCATAAACAACATACGAATATCTAAATTTGGATTTGCTTCCCTGATAACTAAATGTTTTTTTCTATCGGAAGGCAAAAACCTTCCTTTAGCCTCAATAATAAGTGAACCTATTATAAAATCTGGGGTGTAGGTCTTGTGAACAAACACTACACTAGATGAACAGAAACTACATCTACCTTTCTTACTTAAATAGTAAGGTATCTTTATAGTTTCATACTCAAATTTAATTCTTCTAGCTTTTAAATCTTTAGCTATGTTAGCTTCATACTTACTTCTGTACTTGTTCATAACTAAAATCCATTGGCATTTGTTTGTTTTTTTGTAGTATCCATAATAGCTGACTGTTTTGTACACATCTGTTACGACCTTCCTCGTAGCCAAACTCTTGTATGTACAAATCAAGCAACATATTATCCCAATTTTTTCTTGCGGTATCCTTTAATAGCTTGCTTGCCTTGACCTTACCAAGACCTCTAATGCCTAAGATATTATCCGCACTATCACCAGTTATCATTTGCTGATAAAAAAATCTTGTGCCTTCTTCTTTAGTTACCTGTTGAAACTCCTTCTTTACAAAGTTGTAGTGATTGCCTTCACACATCAATAAGTCTTTATCTATGCTGCATATCATAGTATCGGAGTCTTGTTTAAGACCTAACGCATCATCAGCTTCTATATTATCTACCACTTTAGCTTTGTAAATATTCACTAGGTAGGTACGGATAGCATCAAGATGAACTGGCTTGGCAATGTCTTTCCTATTGCCCTTGTAGTCATCTCTTACTTTGTTACGAAAGGTTGTCTTAGGTGTGAGGTATATGGTGTAGCTGTTGCAGCCACAGTCGTCTATTATCTGATTGACATAGAGCTTAGTAGAATGGAGAGCATAAGGTAAAGGGTCAGCAGTAACTAACCCCGTTTCCTTATCCTTCTTCTGACAAGCAAAGCCTACCCTGTAAGCTATGATGTCACCATCAATGAGGGCTTTCATTTAGAACGGAACAGCATCATCAAAAACTTCTTCTTCTACTACTGGTTGTGGTTGTTTAGTAGGAGTAGTGTTTTGTCTGATACGATTTTCGTGAGCTGTTTTCTGATACCCCCTCAAGTTTTTAATAGCAGCTGAGTCAAGTTCTTCAGAGCCACCAGCAGAAAACTCGGTTGTAACAGCTTCGGGTACTTTATCTTGATACTTTAAAGGTATAGCAGAAACATTTGTTATCTTGTCAAACAGCCTTCCTTTACTTTCTTTCTGACCCACAGTAAGACTAACTGGTTTACCTAACTGTGCTTCCCAATCAGGTAAAGAGTCTTCTGGTGCAGTAGGAACAAATGCTCTGTACATAGGAAGCTCGTTACCCATACTACTCATGTTAGAAAAAATATTAATTGAATTAGTCCAAAGAGTTCTTGGCTGTGTTTCACCATTCAACTCTACAGTTGAACCAAGCACTTCAAAACATAATGCAATTTGCTGACAGTTACTTAGTTCTTTTTTATCTTTGTATGGACTACGCTTTTGCATACCCAAAGACGCAACATAAATTAACCTTGCTTCGTACTCTCCTGCTTCTAAGTTATCGTAGGTGAGCTTGTCACCACCAGATGTTTTTACTGTTAATCTTTCAATTCCCATATCATTCTCCTTAATGAATATCGCTATAAGTATTTCCGAACTGAATGTCAATTCGCAACTCTCGGTTTAAACTTAACATATTATTTACTTTTTGTACACTATTTTCTAACAATTTAACACACTTATCTCTATTACCTTTCTTTATTTCTAATATTATTTCATCATGAAAGTTAGCTGTTAGTTGCTCTCTTTCTTTTAAGATGAACCCCACCCACGCATCAAACAAATAAGTACCTGTACCCTGACACAATGTACTGAACTTATCCTTGTCGCTTCTTAAACTGTACCATAGCTTAGATACAGGATTGTACTGCCACGTAGCACCTTCAACTTCTTTAGTTACCATGCTGTCAGCTATAGCTTTAACACTCCAGTTACGTTCCCAGTATGCTTCAGATATAACTTTAGCTTCCTTCATAGTAATACCCAACTGTTTTGCTAGGGTTTTAATTCCTGCACCATACTGAAGTGCATAGTTACCACCCTTGTAGTTGTATCGTAACTGAGAAATCCTATCAAGTTTGTTACCGCTCTTGTAATCTTCTACTTCTTGTTGAGTAACAGCTTTAGCAGTTAATGCAAGATCAAGATGTGGATCAAAGTCTGGTGTACTCATTTCAGTTACATAATCAGGGTCATGATCCCACATCAGGTGTTGCTTGACTCTATCCTCCAAACTACACATGTCACTGCCGCATAATTCTGTGTTATCAGTTTTAGCTGTCAATAAACCTCTAATTTCTAATCCGTAAGGCTTTCTCGCAGAGGGTAGATTAACGCATACTGCGTGTTTAAATCTAAGAGTGTTAGTTAATCCTTGTATACAAGCCTGTACAAAGCCATTCTGCTCGTTCTTTAGTAACCCTTTGACCAACCCTATTCTATGCTTAACAACTGCCATAGAATCGAGAACTAAGACCTCTGGGTGTAGGTCGGATAATTTCTTAATAGACTTACACAATTCTCCATCTTTAGTTTTTACTTGGGGTATCTCCCTGTCATCTAC